TATTTCTCCTAAATGAAAATATAATAATCCACTTCATATTATATCACTTTATGACTTGTACTAATGAGTAGATTTGTGTTATACTAAGGTGTATGACACCGTTATGGTGTCATTCTGTTTATAGGAGGAAAAACTTGACAGACAAAAAAATACTATCGGGGGTTCTTTCAACTGCATTTTGCTTGGCTATGATTTTGGTACCAAGCACATCTGCCTTTGCTAAGAATAATTTATCGAGTGAGACTAATGAAACAGCTGCTGCTGCCGCCCACAAGGCGGCTCTTTTGCTTATTAGCACTAGCAAAGATAAAGTACTTGAGAAATATGAAAATGCGACAAGTTTGACTGACAGCCAGTTGGTTGAATTACTTAAGGCGGTAGGGTTCAAAGGAAAAGGTCTAAAAACTGCTTGGGCAGTTGCAAAGGCTGAATCCAATGGTCGTCCATTTGCTTTTAATGGAAACACCAAGACTGGAGACTCCTCATTTGGAATCTTTCAGATTAACATGCTTGGCACACTTGGTCCAGACAGACGAGATAAGTTTGAGCTAGATCTTAATGCTGAGCTATTTAGCCCTGTTAGGAACGCTGAAATCGTGTACCACATGACAAAAGGCGGTACTAACTGGAGTTCATGGTCATCTTATAATAAAGGTGCTCATTACAAATGGCTAAATAGATTTCCTGAATAATATTAGGACATAAAAATACCCCCAGACAAAATATCTGGGGGTTATTTTTTTTAAAGCAAACAACTACTCAGTAATCAATTCTTCCCAATTTTGCAAGCTTTCATTCCAAAGATATGTTCCAGACGATGGATACGCTATTGGGGCTTTCCAAAGACATGTTTCTTCATCAAGAATCCAGGATTCTAAAGTTTTTGGAGGAATAAATGCATTTTTTTGTTCATCCCAAGTAAATCCTATTCCTGCAAAGTTTTTTCTAAACCCTGGCTCATCTGTAATTTCTCCAGTTTCTGGATTTCTTCTTTTTCCACCAATTGCATTGTAAGAAGTCTTAACCCAGGTACCGCCTAGATTATCAACTAACCATTGATATCCTTCGTCACCTGCTGGATCGTTGTTGTCTCCAACTAAAACTCTTACAACAATATTATTGTCATCTATTTCGGCCCAATGTGCCATACTTGCCTCCTTGACTTGTATATATTATATCATTACTTATATTCTTTTTTTGATCTAAAAAAAGTTTTATATGAGTCAAAAAATCTAGTATTTTTTAAAGACGTTACTCTTTCTTGATCTAATATTTCTTTATCGGAACCTATTTTCATTATGTGAGTTTCACGCTTAAAAGGAATAACTTGAGCTATTGGTGTGCCAGCTGGAATTAATCCAGAGAAATTTGGATCGTTTAAAACAAAAGGAAAATTAACTGGGGCCGTATAAGTATCTGTATCGACAACTCCTGGAAATATCAATATGTCTAATTTTCTATGCATTGGAGAAATAAACAGGCATGAATATCCAGCCTCTGTTTTTATAGACCAAGGATTCATAATTTTTGGATACCAGTCTTTTATATTATCCCTAAATGGGTGATTATATGCCTGATCAACTGAATGAAATTTTATAAGATCTAAAGATGGCCACTGATACAAGGTTCTAGATGTGCCGTCTTTATCTATTTGCTTGCTTATAAATAAATCTGCAGGCAATTTAAGAATATACCCCATGGAGATCGAATCAAAAACTGGCATACATTTTTTTATTGTTCCTGTTGTTAATGAATCTTCATCTACCCCCTTAATATTATTTTTATAAGAGCTAATATCTTTATACCAGTCTGGAATTAAACTACTAGATGGTTCTGGAGAATAAATATCATTTATGCCTAAAACATTTGTAAATGTGATAATGTTAGTTTTCATAAATATTTTTTTGGCTTTCTTATATATCTTCCATATGATGATACTATTTTAGTTTTAAGCTTTTCTGTATTTAAAAAATTTTCATTTTCTTTTTGTAATTCATATTCAGCTTTCCAGTCAGACCTTTTAAATGGAATAATTTGAAACATTGGAGTTCCTTTTTCAATTATACCCTCAAATCCAGATTTAATCATGAAAGGAGAATTTGCTGCAGTTTTTAGCACATCTGTATCAACCACTCCAGTTAAAGTTCTTATAGGTAAATTATTGTATCCTATTGGGTGAGTAATCAAACAGGACCATCCTGGAGGTGTTTCAATAATCCACCCATGCATATATTTAAAAACAATTTTTGAACAATCATCTGGATATTCAAATCCTTCAGTATGTATTTCTGACCAAGCATCTGCAACTGGTTCTTTTGTGGTCCACTGTATTCTAGCTTTATCATTAATATTTTTATTTTCTGAAACTAATACGTCTGACCAAAGTGTAACCATATAACCAGATGATATTGCGTCTAACATTGGAAAACATCTTTTTGTTGTTACTGATGGATATGGATCTAATGCAAAGGATGTTCTGTTCTCTGTATAAATAGGCATATTTTTCCACCATTCTGGAACAAAAGATGCTGCTGGAATTGGTTTTGATCTAACTTCCAATACATGTTGAGAAGTTGCTTTAAACCTTATTATGTTATTTGACATACATATATAGTATCAGATAATGCTTTTGATGTAAACTATATCGTTTTTATTTCCTGAATACCTACTATTTATATATTGTGGACTATTGCTATCATTCAACTGAACAATGCCTTTTCCTGGATTATCTCTACAGGCCTCTTCTAAACTATGTGCAAGCCACCCATCCACTACTAAGTTATTTTCAATAACTGCGTATAGTTTTATATTAGTAGGTGATTGTGACTGTTCCTGCTGATCCATTTCCACCTGCATACCCTGTTGCACCTCCACCTCCCCATCTTCCTCCACCGCCACCGCCACCAGCTCCAGGTGAGCTTGCGTTTGAGCCAGGGACTCCTGCACTAGGATCTCCTTGGTTTCCATAACCACCTCCACCACCTCCAGGATTTCCACCTGCTCCACCGCCACCACGACTGTTTGTATTTGTTCCGCCACCTCCACCGCCACCTCCACCTGGAGAGCTTGCGTTTCCACTTCCATTACCACCTGCTCCACCATTACCAGCAGCATTGGTAGCTCTTGTGCCAGCTGTTCCAGATCCACCAGTAGAACCTCCTGCTCCACCAGCTCCAGCTGCGACTGGTTGTTCACCAGTACCTCCTCCGCCTCCGCCAGAACCTCCATTACCGCCAGTTCCACCAGAATAGCCATTAGGGCTAAAGCTTCCTCCATTACCACCTGCACCAGTTATAGCTCCAAAAGTACTTGATGTTCCAGCGCTTCCAATTGCTTGCTCTGAAGCTCCAGCTCCAGCAGATCCAAGAGTAACTGATTGATTTGCAGAAACTGTTGTTGATCCTATTGCAACAACTCCAGCACCTCCACCGCCACCGCCACCGCCTTTACCGCCACCGCCACCGCCACCGCCACCTAGTAAGCTGTAGTTAACTGTAAGTGATCTGTAAGGAGTAAATGTTACGTTTGCAGAAAATGAATGCTGAATAGTTGATCCAGACGGATTAGTAATAGTTCCACCTAGAGCTGAGGAGTACAAGAAAGAGAAGGATCTGTTTGTAGCATTTCCTCCTGAATCAGTTGCTGCTACTATCGGAGAATAAGTTCCATGTGTAGTAGAGCTTGGAGTTCCGCTAATTAATCCTGAAGAGCTGAGAGATACTCCTGTTGGAAAAGATCCAGACGCAAGTGTGTAGGTTATTGTAGACCCAGCATCAGCATCGGTAGCCGACAATTGTTGAGAAAAAGCCTGTCCATAATACATTGGATTGATAGTTGTTGTATTCCAAACAACGCTTGAACCCGCCGTAATAGCATTTATTAATTTATGTGCATTGGACGATGTTGGTGTTGGCACACCTGGATTTGCAAGAGTTAAGGTATATGGAGAGCTCGCAGGTGGCATTGTGTCTGGTCTTGTTATGGTTAAAGAAGAAGAAGAATTTCTAACAACAGTCTTTGCATTTCTTACAACGCTATCTGTGCCAGTAAAAGTTGCTGTAATTCCACTAGCAAAATTTTCTCCAGTTACGGATGTAGTATTATTTTGATTTGGCAATGATGCGGTGCTAATTGATGTAATTTTTGGTGGTGCGGTAACATTTCCTGTATCTAAAGTAGGAGAAAAAACAAATTTAAACTGGAAAGTTAATGTATCATTGTTTTGTCCACCATAAACTAAAACCCTAGAAAAAGGAACAGAAGCTGTAATTGTTGTGCTTGCTGTAGCTGCATTTGCTGCACCAACTATTGTCCCATTAGTATCTAAAAAGTAGATATCTAGTGTGCTATCTCCTAAAGACGATGTACAAACATAGCTGCCTGCTGGAAACTCAGATGACAACACTACGTTTGTATATCCTGTAGATCCTATATTAACTGTAAAATCATTAGTTGGATTTGATTCTGAAGAAACTGGTGGAAATATTGAAATGCCCATGCTATGCCACCTCTACGCCTGAAATATGAAACTGAACTGCAGTAGCTGCTGCGCCACCAGTAATTGCTTGCCCTGCAGCAATAACTTGCTTACAATCAATATAAACAGTTGTGTTTCCTGCAATAGGGGTAGCCTGATGTAATCCTGTGCTAGCAAGACCAAGTGTAAAAGTCATTTCTGATGCTGAAGTATTGCAAACTGCAATATTTGTTACAATTGTTGTTGTAGCAGATGGCGTTGTATATAATACAGTTGCTACGTTGGTTGTTGCTGCTCCTCTAAAAAGAGCCTTGCTTGTTGTTGGCATAATATTCCTCCATTGTAGCCATTAGTTACTACTTATAGCAAATTATAACATATTTTAAGATACTGAAATATGCATAGACTTTAAAATAACAGAGCAATCATTGTCTGTTCTTATTTGAGGAATGCCTCCAGCTGTTTGCATACCCTTGCTTTCTAAAAACATAGTTTGATCAACAGACATTTCATACGGGTACTGATATTTTAAATTTCCAATATATGTAGTTGGATACTGATCATGTCTATCAATATAGGTTCTTATCCAGGCCTCTGTATTATTGGAAAATGTTGTTATTTCTAGATTATAACGAATTGTTATAATTGCTCCTACATTAAGGGTTTTAAAATTTATACGCTGTGTATTTGAATTCCATAGAGATACTGATTCTCTTGGTAAAAATTGTTCTGTTGTATTTTTACCAGTACCGTCTAAAATTAAATTTACCCATCCATCATCACCTTTTGTGGCACCAGTTCTTAAAGCTTTAGAATCTAGTGAATCATAATGGGCCCAACCAATATTTTGCATAGATGGAGATAAAATATTTTTACCATCTTTTCCATCTTTACCGTCTTTTCCAGAATCACCCTTATCGCCTTTAGGACCCTGCTCTCCCGCTGGACCACGCTCTCCCTTAAGTCCTTGTATCCCACGTTCTCCTTGAGGCCCAGGAACTGCTACATACATTACATCGGACTGTGGATCTTGCGGTAAAGATTCTAGATTATCAGAATACTTTTTCTTTTTAGCAGCAGATGGGAAGTCCATGCTTTTAGCCATTTGAGCTGCCTACTTATTTACTTTAAAAACCTTGTCACCAATTTTAATAACTGGAGGCAAGTTATCTTTTTTTGCTGTCACTTTAACTACTGGCATTATAGACCTCCTGGTGTTATGTCGCCTAGTACACAGATTGTTCCAATTACTGGTGTCCAAGTAGTTACGTTAGATCCTTCTGTTATTGTTACTTCTAAATCGAATGGCAATTCTGCAACTACCGTTTTATAATTAAGTCCCCAATTTGCTGTGATATCTGCGGGTACTTTTATTTCAGCATAACCATCTTCTGCTACTACTGGTAGGTCATCTAGGAAATCTCCAGATGCGTCATATGCTGTTGCCAAGAACTCCCAATTTGATGTATCGAAATATGTTGATTCGTCATCTTCAAAGAATTCAATTTTCAAGGTTGCGCTATCGCCACGAA